GGAGCCACTTCTTGAAGTCTTCAACTTGTAGTGCGGGTTCATAATTTTGGTTTAGTTGGTACGGGGGGCAACGGCTCCCCGTGCTTTTTTACCTTGCGTACATGGCAAATAGGCTTCAGAAGTTTGTAAAGGAAGCGCGTGCGCGCATTGGCCTTGATAGGCCGCAGGATGTTGTAGCAGCGGTTGGCCTCTACGGACCGACTGTGGCGGGTGCGAATATGACGCACGACACTAGTATCAGAATATCCACGGTGTACGCTTGCGTGTACAAGATTGCCAGCACTTTGGCCAGTCTTACACTCAACCTCTACGTCACCGATGGCCGCCGCCGCGATATGATCAGCGAGCACCCGGCGCTGGATGTTACGACGTACCGACCTAACGCCTACGAGACAGCCTTCTATTTTTGGGAGAGCATTATTGCGCAGGCCGTTATGAAAGGCTGCGGGTACGCAGTCATCGAGCGCGGCGCTGGTGGCGTTCCTGTGGCCTTGGTTTGTTTAGACACCGACCAAGTAGAGCGCAAAGTATTGGATGGCCGCGTATTGTTTAAGCTCCACGATAGCACGGTTATCGCGCAAGAGGACATGCTTGAGATTTGCAACCTACAGCGGCGCTCACCTATCCAGCTCCACCGTGAGAACCTTGGATTAGCACAAGCCGCACAGGATTACGGATCGCAGTATTTCGGTAACGGTGGGCAGATGACCGGCGTACTATCTAGCGAGCAGCCATTGAAGTCTGAACAGATGGAGATGCTGCAGAAGTCATGGAACGCAAGCAAAACCACCGCAGGAACAAAGCTCTTGCCGTTTGGCTTTAGGTACAACCGTATTAGCATCGGACCGGAGGAGGCGCAGTTTATCGAGACGCGCAAATTCCAAGCCGAGGAGATCTGCCGCATCTTTAGCGTACCGCCGGCACTCGTACAACTGGAAAGCCAAACGACATACAACAACGTCGAGCAACAGAACTTGATGTTTGCGCGCCACACCGTTCTGCCATGGGCCAAGCGCATCGAGCAGGAACTAGCGAGCAAGCTGCTGACTATACGCGAGGCACGCAACCACTATTTTAAGTTCTCACTCAATGACCTGTTTCGCGGCGATATGCAAGCGCGTGCCAGCTTCTACACTCAGATGCTGCAGAACGGTGTGATGAACATCAACGAGGTGCGCGCCACCGAGGAACTCAACCCAACGCCAGGCGGTGACACACACACTGTTCAGGTAAATCAAATCGCACTCGATAGGCTCGGTGCGTACTCTGACAAAATATCAAGCGATGACAACGGACAATCACCTGCCTAACTACGTCAAGCGGACGCTGCATAACATCAGCCGCCGCACCGACAAGGCGACATACATGCAACTGGTCGCGATCTACACCAACACACCAGGCACCGACAAGGAGCGCGTAAGCGAAGTGCGCAACTTTATCAGTGGCGTAGCCGAACGCAAAGAGCAGAAAGCACAAGCCAACGGTGTGCAGTTTAGAAAAGCGGAGATGCGCGCCAACGAAGACGAGATGATTGTCGAAGGTTACGCAGCAGTCTTTGATAGCGTCACCGATATCGGACCGTTTCAAGAGCGCATTGCACAAGGTGCCTTTTCTGACGTACTCGACGACGATGTGCGGTTGCTTATCAACCACGACGGGGTACCACTGGCACGAACCAGCAACGGCACACTACAGTTGTCACAGGATGAGGTCGGACTGTTCTATCGCGCTACACTTAGCGACACTCAAGCCGGACAGGATTTGTATAAGATGATCAAGCGCGGCGACATCGACCAGAGCAGCTTTGCGTTTACTATTAAGGAAGAATCGCGAGACGCTGATGACGTGCGTGTTATCGATAAGGTGGGCCGTCTTTTAGACGTTTCTCCTGTAACTTATCCAGCATATCAAGCCGCGTCAGTTTATGCGCGTGCTGAAGAGAGAAAAGAAAATGACTGATCTACCAATCAAAGACCTGCAAGCATTGCGGGCACAATACGTCGACCAGCGCGAAGACGTTAAAAAGAGCGCGGAACTTGAGGAGCGCGACCTCACTGATACAGACGTTGCAGAGATGGAGCGCCTTGCTTCAGAGATTCGCAAAGTCGACGTTCAACTGAAGGTCAAGCGTGAAGACGCTAAGATTGCCGAAAGTGCTGTACTTGCTGGCGAGTCTTCACGCAGTGAGCAACGCGAGTACCAGCGCATGAACAAGCGCTTGGACTTGGCTGGTGCTGTTCGCGATTTGTCGCAAGGCAAGCGCGTGACTGGTGTGGCTGCTGAGTTCACACAGCAAGCGTTAAACGAGGTGCGCGGATCTAACGTGACCTTGAAAGGTCAGCTCAGTATTCCCGCTTCTGCCATGCGTGCTTTGGGTGACGCTGGTGATTTCGGTGCCGGTTCTGGTTTGGCCAACGCTCCTGGCTTTGTAGGTACACAAGTTGCTGACGGGATTGCTGCCTTGGCCGCTCCTACTCAGTTCGAAGCTATGGGCGGACGTGTGTTGAATGGCTTGACTTCCAACGTCAACGTGCCAATCGTAACGGCTGCTGCTACTATTGCATCAGCTGCAGAAGGCGCAGACGTATCCAACGCACAAAGCACCATCGGCGCACGCTCACTGACTCCTACTCGCTACGGTGCTTTCGTTACCGTTACCGAGCAGTTGATGCTTCAAGGCGGTCCCGCTGTTGAGAACCTTATCACGCAGGACATGGTCACGCAGCTCAACCGTCAGATTGACAAGGCTGTGTTTGACACCATCATTGGAGCCGGTGACGGTGACAGCGATGCAGCCGTAAGCACGGCAGCTATGTTGGTCGGTGAAGGTGTTTTGATTGCTGCTGGTGTTGACTTGAGTAAAGTCAAGGTCATCGCAAACGCTACCGCACACAATTTGATTGCTGGTGAGGCTATCGTGAGCAGCGTTGACGCAACAATCAACCGCGCCAGCGCTGGCAATTTCTCAGCTATGGGTTACCCATACTACGTCACCGACCTGTTGCCAGCCAATGGTGTACCAGCGGAAGGCACGTTGATTATGATGGACCCCAACCAAGCTGCCGTACTAGGACTATTTGGGGGGCTCGACATCAATGTTAATCCGTACGTTTTGGACCTGAGCCATGAGGTAAGAATCAGCATACATCGTTACGCCGACTCAGCTGTCCTCCACGCCGGTGCAGCTTACACGTTCCACGACAACGCAGCTTAATAGCTGGTTGACATACAAAAGAGAAAGGCCGGCACTGCGTCGGCCTTTCTTATTTTTATGGCATGCAAGTAGACATCACCGGCGCGGCAGTAGATCAAGACACTATTATCACGGTGGCTGATCTAAAGGCACACATGCGCGTCACACATACAGCAGAGGACACTCTTATCAGTGCGCTTCGCTCCGCAGCCATCAGCTGGGTAGAAGAGCACTGCAACATTAAGCTGGGCAGCTACACCGCACGCGGGTACTTACCAGGCTTCTACAACTCATACATTCCTATCGGACCTGTGACGGAAGTGGATGAAGTAAAGTATCAGACGACAGCAGACACCGATTACACAACCGACCTCACAACATTGGTAGCAGGCAACTGGTTCACCGACACCATCAGCCAACCGGCGCGCATTGCGTTCCGTGACTATCCGAACGTTTACGAATACGCACTCACTCCGGTGGTGGTTTCGTTTACTGCTGGATACGGTACCATGCCAGCTCCAGTGCTTCAGGCTATCCGCTTGCTGGTAGCGCACATGTACGAGAACCGGCAAGAAGAAATCGTTGGCACTATTACTACGCGTCTTAAGTTCGGACTTGACGCGTTGCTCAATCCGTTCCGCATCATCTACCAGCCATGAAGAACGCAGGACGACGAGACAGGTATATCACGCACCGCGCGGAGACGCTGACACAAGACGACTTTGGGCAGCCTACGGTATCGGCTACTGTCGATACGAATATGTGGGCGGAGGTTGTTTACGCTGGCAGTGCAAGCGAGAGCATGAAGGCCTATCAGATATTTCCGCAGCGCAGTCTCACGTTTGTGGTGCGGCATCCCAACCCCACCGACGACGTGAGCGGCTTGAGTATTTCGCAAGACGATACAATAGTATTC